TTTCGACCTGGCGAAGCAGGCTATCCAAGCCCCGGCAGAGTGGCATGGGCGGCATGGGGCGGCGATGCGGGCAAAACGTGGGCAGACGCCAAAGCCAAAACCATCAAGCGTGCCCGTGGTGAATCAGTCAAAGCACGCCAGACACCGAAACAACTGCTGGACGCGATGCCGGACGGTGAACCGCTTTACCGTGCGGCCCGGTCGATTCTGCTGGCAATCGGCAAACAACAGATTGAAACATGGCGGCGGTTTATCGAGCCACCAAAGGCCAAAGAATTTAATCCGCTCGACCCGTTTGCTGGCAGTATCGAGATGGGCAACCGATTTATCCCGACGATTACGTCATACATCGACGAATCAGGCCGGGCGGCATTGGTAGAGCTTGACCAGCAGGACGCAGACGATTGGCTGGTGAAAGCTCCGCATGTCATTGATGCGGCACGAACGGCTACGCTGGATTTGTGCCAAGAGACGACAAACCAGTTTATTTTCGATCTCAATACGACACTTGACGGGATTCGTGAGGATATTGCCGAATCGATCAGAACCGGCGAAACGCTTGGCGATACGGTTGACCGGGTATCTCGATGGGTGGATGAAAACTCTCGCTGGCGTGCCCGTCGCATTGCTGTCACTGAATCAGCCAGAGCCTACAACCAAGGCCGATATGAGGCCACAAGGGGCCTGGATTTCGTGGCCGGTTATGAGTTGGTTCTATCGTCTGACGCCTGCCCACTCTGTCATGCGATTAAACGCCAATGCCCCGTGATTCGCAAAGATGGCACATTCGGCCAAAACGGCAAAAACGAAACGTATAAGAATCTGAAGTTTCCGCCATTTCATCCGGGCTGCCGCTGTACAACTGTTGTCGTGTTCGATGACGAAGTGCCAAAAGAATGGCCACGGCCCGTCAAGCCTGCTGATAACGGCTACATCCTGCCATCCGATGCCGACTTTGCCAACGCCATTGAGGGCGGTTATGAGTCAGTCGCCATCGGCAACGCCAAATCAATCAACGCCTTTATTTTGACTGAATAACAGGGCCTGACAAATGGAAAAACTCGTGAAGGCAGTCGAAACGACTGTCAACGGCAGCGGTGCAGGCTCGTTCAAGGGCTATGCCGCCCGCTTTCTCAACATTGACCGGCAGGGCGACATCATTCTGCCCGGTGCCTTTTCTGGTGCTATCCAAACATTTATGGACGATGGCGGCATGGTGCTTGCCGACCATGAAAACAAGACATCTGCTGTGATCGGCACATTGATCGATGCCCACGAAGACAGAAGCGGCCTGATGGTTGACGTCGCATTATCTGCCACGAAATCAGGGCAGGAAGTACGCCAATTACTTAAAGAAAAGGCATTGCGGAAAATGTCGATTAGTTTTTACGCCAAACGTCCGACACGCATCCCAGATTCAGCCATCCGCGAACTCTGGCAGAAATACAACTACAAGCCAAGCGACGCCCAGAAGCAGCTCGCCAAGTCAGGTGCGAACCTGATCAGTGAGGTGGCAGAGGTCTTGGAAGTCTCCATCGTGCCTATCCCCGCCAACCCCGGCGCGGAAGTGATTGCAGTCAAGTCTCACGACGACTGTGATACACCGGCATTACCACCCACTGGCTTTGTGCAAGTGGCCGGTCAGTTGCTCGATTTCACCGCTTTAGTCAAGCGATGCGAGCTTGCTGATCGTGTCATTTCTGATTTTCAATCGCCAAACCGGCGACATAAGTAAGGAGGCCATAACATGGCTTTGACAGAGACTCGCACGGCTTCGGCGATTGCTGAAGACCGTCTCCGACTGGCTGCGCAGGTTCAGGGCCTGCGTGACGAACTGGTTTCAGCCCCTGACGAAGTTCGGGCAGAGAAGTCTGCCGACTTGTCGAGCCTGATGGACCAGCTTGAACGCTGTGATTCCGAATATCAGTTGGCCGCATCGCTTGAGCGTGCGAACCAGATGATTGAAAAGATGGCACGTCAACCGAATCGGCCCGAACCGACCGTTTACGGGGCTAATGTCCAATATCAGCCCGCCCGTGTCTCTTACGATGGCCGCGTGCTGGATAATGGCGGGCTTGCCGATCCGTCTGACAAGTCGGCACTGGCATCACCTGAATATCATCAGGCTTTCAAGGCACTGATTCAGGCACGCGGTCGCATTGAACTGGTCAAGAGTTCAAGCCTGCGGAATATGCTGGAAGTGTACGGCAAGGGCGGCGACTTCGGTTTGCCCTCAAACGAGTTTTATATGCCCTTCAGTAAGGATATGACACTTGGCACCACCACCAACGGCACGAACACCGTTACGCCTGATTTCCGCTTTGATGTGGTTGTCGGCAGAACGGTTGCCCCTGTAATGACACGCATCTGTCGCGTCATTAACACAAATGTCAATCAGGTGACGTTCCCTCGTGATTCAAACACGAACAACATCACCACCGCGCCGCAGTATGGTACGACGTTCCGCCCGTTCATGGGTGAAACAGTCAATACCACGCTGTCAAAGATCGACACCGGCCCGTTCACCCAGTTAACGATTCCAGTTAACACCGGCACGATGTTTACTGACGTATCGGCTGATTTCTTCGCCGATGTGGCAGGCATCAGCAACTACATCCAGACAGAGGCCAGCAAGGCTTTTGCTGCTGTGGTTGATAATCAGGTCATTAACGGTGTGACCGCATCGACCGAAGCCGAAGGTGTGATTTCAAACAGTTCAGTCGGCATCACCAAAACGGCCAGCAATAACACGCTGGTTGCATCAAAGGTGATTGACGGCTTCTATGCCCTTGCTGACCAGTACGCGACGAACCTTTCATGGGTCATGCGTCGTGCGACTCATGGCAAGCTGGTTGCGTTGAATGACAGCACCAACAGAAGCCTTTTCTTAGGTTCTGCCGACTCTGGTTATGTGCAAGGTATTACGCCTTCCATCATGGGCCAGCCGGTTTACTTCAACGGCTTCGTGCCTGCATCGGGTGCATCAACGCCTAAGTCGATTGTCTTAGGTGATTTTAACGAATACATCCTGCTCTTGCGGCAGGGCTTTACCGTCGCGATTGATGAGGTGTCATTGGCCTATGCGAACCGCGTCCGCATCGCGGTCAAATACCGCTTTGGCGGTGCCGTGAGAGATCCGCGAGCCTTCCAGATTATTCAGGAACTCGTGTAAGTTTTGAGGGCGTGCCCCTCGCCGTTCCCGGTTGTCAGATGCTTCGGCAGCCGGGGGCGGTTTTCATCTTACTTTGTTTATCCACCTGAAATAAGACTACTGTACTATGCCTGCATATATAACACAAAACGAAGCGGCCTTATTTGCTGAAACGCTTGGCAGTGTGTCCGCCATGCGTGCCACTGTTTTACTCACTGCCGCATCGACCATGCTTGACCAGTTCACAGGGCGGACTTTTACAGGTGCCGAATTGACTGATAGCGTCAAGGCCGGTATTGCGATGTGTGCCGAATGGATGGCGACATCTAACCCGGCAGGCGGCACGATCATCAAAGAGAAAATCGGCGACTACGACGTCAATTATGCCACGCCTGAAGCGGGCAGCATCCCGGTTGCAATTCAGATGTTATGGGCACCTTATAAGATTGTGGCGGTAGGATGATTAAAGCATCGTTTACGCTCACATGGTCGGGCGGTGAATATTCTGTCAGGCTGCATCGCGAACTTGTCAAAGCCGTTCAGAAATCTGGCGAGATGGTTCAGCGAACGGCTGTTAAATCGCTGTCAGTGAGCGGTAAAGGCTCTGTGGCAAAGTCTGGCATTAATACGGTCACAGGTGCTGGCAACAAACTAATGCCGGTCACAACCAGAAAGCGGCAGGGTCGGGCTGGAATTGAGCGTAATGGCCAGATGGCAAAGATTACCGGCAGGACGCTGAAATACACAAAGAACGTCAAGCTCGGTAAATTGGTGGCCCATACAAATATCGTGACTGTCAACCGCGTTTATTGGTATGGCGAGCCGCTGCACAGATGGGTGCAAGCCTCACAGCCTGGCACGCCACCACACAAGCAGACTGGCAATCTTGCCCGTATTGTAGTTGAAAAGGTTCAGGGCGGTCTCAGGGCCAAAGTTGGGCCGAAACAAGGCTTGATTTATGCCAGAGTACAGGAGCTTGGCGGAAAAACAGGTTGGGGCATTCTACCCGCCCGCCCCTACATGCGGCCCGCGTTTGAAGCCAATCAGCAGGCTATTCTATTTCAATTCGCTCTTGCCGTTCAAAAGGCCGCGAAATGACGCTCCCACACTCCATCGAACTTCTGCCCAAATCGGCAGTGACCAGCAACATTGCAGGCTTTGGCTATAGCTACCCGACCACGGGGAGCAGCTATCGGGCATATGTACAACATCGGTCAGAGTCATTACAGGTCATTAATAACACGGGCGGCGTATCAACTGGCGTGGTCGTCTATGCCGATCCAGCCTGCCCGGCTGTGACATACGACCGATTCAATTTCAATGGCAACCAGTTTGAAATCACGGGCGTGATGCCACAATACACGCCTCGCGGCAATCATCACCTCAGAATAATGGCCGTGGAGCTTTCACAGAAATAATGCAATTATCAAACCGAATCACTGCCATTAAAACCGCATGGGCGGCAGCCATTCCCACCGTGCCGCTGTATTATCAACTGGCACCTGAAAACACCGTCTGCCCGTTTGCCGTGCTGCGTATTGGCCCGGTCACTCCCGGCGAGCAGGATGTAACCAATAAAGATTGGGAAGCCACCGCGACAATCGTGGCTTACGAAACAACGGACACCGCCATTTTGTCGCTAAATGATTCGATTGTGAATCTATTTGAACGTGGCAATATCAGCGGCTTTTACAGTTCAACCGTGCAATCGGCTGAAGTTGAATTTAACTACGGCGATCAGATGGCCGTCTGGTCAGCTTCTATTTCCGTTTCGCTTCTCTGGACTATCTAACAACTGAAAGGGGCTAACCATGCCAAAGATCGCATTCTATAACACGACGCTTTCATTTGCCGGTTCAAATATTGCCGTGTCGTCGGTGTCGCTTACCGACTCGGCAGAACTGGCGGATGTATCGGACACCGGCTCTGAATACGTTCAGCGGATCCGTGCCCTGCGTGATCGTCAGGCCACCGCAACGGTATATGCCACTGGCAACGCACCGCTAACCATCGGGGCAACTGGCAACCTCACCTGGTCGAGCAGCGGCGCACCGACATTTCCCGCCATCGTTGAATCCGTTCAATATGGCAATGCCGACATTAAAGGCGCGATTCCGATCACGATTACATTTCGCGGCAACGGGTCTTAATTTCATTTCATGAGGGGCAATTCATGAGCAAATTAACGGCACCGATTGAAACGGTTGAAATTGCAGGCCAGACGCTCCGCTTTGGTCGATTGACGCTAGGGGCAGCGGTTGAGCTTGAAGACTACTTACAGACGCTGCCAACGCCATTTGAGGCACTGGAAAACAGTAAGTCGCTTCAGCATATCGATGCTGAAATGCGTGAACGGCTGATTCAGGAGAAGTTGCAGCAGCTTCATTTTTGGCCGCCTGATGCGTTAAACGCTCTGGCAAGCTCGCAATTTCTGACCAGTGCGAAATTCGGCATGGCGTTTCTGGTCGCCATGATTACCGCTTACAACAGCCACATATCATCGACTGAAGCCCGTGAAATCGCTGCCAAAGCCAATCACGGCGATTTTATGAATGTTCACCGGATTGCGTTAGGGCTGAACGACCCAAAAGCACCAGCCGCAGGCGACCAACTGCCGATGCCGGGGGTGGCGACCGGATCACCTGGGGCCGAATCGTCGCTTGGCTGATGGCTGAAATGCACACCGGCTACCAGCAAGCCGTTTCAATGCCGGTTGTGACTGCATTTGACCTCATGAACCACCACGCCAGAAACAACGAAACCATGAGTACAGTCGTCGGCAATCTTTCTGTCGAGCTTGGCATCTCTGATGATCAGCTACGCGCTGGCCTTGCGTCGGCAATGGCACAGGCTCAACAGGCTGGACAGCGAATCAGCAATAGCTTGAATCAGGCCGGATCGTCGTCATCAGGAAGGGCGGCGGGTGGTGGCTTTGGCGGCTTCGGGCTGGCAATCTCTCGAATGGCGGATGATGCTCAGTATGGCTTCCGTGGCATTATTAACAACATGGAGCAGTTAGGGGCCTCGGCTGCTGGTTCGCTGGGCATGTCGGCAGAAAAAGCGATGGCGTTTGGCTCAGTCCTCACCTTGACAGCCATTGCCGTTAATAATGCAATTCCTGAAATTGAAAAGCTGCTTGATACCCGCACCGGCTTTGAAAAACTTGCAACATCAGCAGCCGGTTTTTCAGGTTCGGTCAATACAAGTCTTGCGTCTGTCAAAGCATTGGCGGCAGAGACGGAAAAGCTAATGCAGCAGGATAAAACGTCTGGCCTGCAAGCGTTCTTTCAGCGTCAGGCGGCTGGCCTTTTTGGTGATAACGCGGTTGGCCGATTCTTCGGTATGACCGAACAGCAGCAGATTCAGGCCAATAAAGACGCTGGCCGCCAGATTATGCGGAATCAGATTGATCTCTCAATCAGCCAGCCACAAGCGGCACGAATGCAAGAGGCTTTAGCGGCAGGTGGTGGATTAATTTCAGCGGAGCGAAACAAGGCATCATTTGAAACTGATAAGACGATGGCGTCCATGTTTGGCGACGCAATTAAAGGGCAGGCAGAAACCGCAAAAATGGCCATTGAGCGGCAGTTAATGGCAGAAGGCGTTCAAGGCAATCAGGCCGAAATGGATGCACTCACCATGCTCGGCCAAGCGTCAAAGGGCGTCAAGTCAGCATTTGAAGAACTTGCACGCCGTGTTCCTGAATTGCAACTAACCGAAAAACTCAAGGCCGCAATGGAACAAAAGAGCATCGGTCAAGAGTTTGATCAGATGGTTAAGGATGAATTGGAGCGACAAAGCCTGCAAGCCAAAGCCGCCGGTATTGAGCGAAACATCAGCGACCTGGAACTCAGAAAACAACGTACAGAAATCATCGGAGCTTCTGACGTATTCAACCGTAATTTCAACGCTGCAACCAGCGATGACCCGACCGTCAAGGCTATCGAAAAGCAGACGGAAGATCTGCGAGAAATCATGCAGCAGATTAAGGAACTGAATTAATGGGTGCCCCTTCGGTTGCTTACAAGGTCAGTTACACCAGCCCGCCACGCTACAGCGGCAGCCGTGCCAATGGCCTGTCGGCTCAAGTTCGGTACAAAGTCGATTGGGCGAATGCGTTCACATTCGTTAATGACGTTCTGGGGGCCATAGATGGCTCGCCATGGGCTTTCCCTGCCTCGCCTAACCTGAAAGCCACCGAAGCCACCATCAACCCAATAGGGGTCAAATCTGGCGGCTCTGGTGATGGTACGACCGGCAGTGCGCCCGGTGAATACTTTGAAAAGGCTCACATTGACGTTACGTTCAATTCGCAGAGCCAGCAGGTCGGGGGTATGGATGTCAGCGGATCGGACACGATACCGGCCTTGCAATTCGACCAGACCAGCCCGGTTGAAATGAGTTCGTTCAATATCCAGTATTCACCACAGATGATCCGCATTCCGGGCGGTGCCTTGAAATGGTCAACAGCAACCGCAACGGGGGGGTTGCAAATAGTTCCATCAACCGTCAAAGACCCTTCATTATCCGGCGGCGAATATGTCCGCAAACCTTCATTTAATTTGAACATCACGCTGCATAACTGTCTTTATATCGACGCTGGAAATTTCGCGGATAAGGTCGGCAGAGTCAATGAATCGACCATGTGGGGCAACTGTGAACCGGAAAGCGTGCTACTTGATGGCGTATCTTCAACGCAACGATCATTGTCAAACGGCATAGTAATTCTGGATGTCACACTAAATTACAAATGGCAGAAAATCGGCTGGAATGTTGCGATGGGTTCAAATGGTGACCTCTATCGATACGTTAAACAAAACGGATCGACTGTTTATAGCAAAGGCGACATCAATCCGGCTTCTGTCATCCTGCCTTCCCAACGCTGGCGGCCAACTGCAATCTCTTGAGGCTAAACAATGGCAATTCAAAGCGGATCAATCAAGGCCGGAACGGCTGCTGTTGACATTAAGGTCATCGGCTCGACATCGCAGGAAACCCGCATTAACAAGCTGGATGTGATCAACTTCGCGAATGGCACCGGCGCGAACCAATGCACGGCGATTGTTGACCCAAATATCACAATCTCCGCCAATTCAACTACCATCACATTCGGCAACCTGACAACCACTCAGGGGGCCGCATGGAACTTCACCGAGTTAAAAGGCTATCGACTATATAATGCCGACACCAACGGCAACATCACGGTCACATCAACCGCCCTCGGCCTAAATGGCCTGACGCTCCCGCCTGGTACGTTCATGGCGTTTGGATCGGCTTCCGCCAATGGCCTGACCGTCTCCAATGCGACTACGGTTATAGCCAACGGCACGAACGGCAATATCCTTGTATTAACAATGTTTGTCTCATGAGGTGACGCATGAAAAAATTTGTTCGCGGCGAAATCCTCACCGCTGAAAAGCTGAACGATGCCTTATCAGGCCGTCGGCTTACAGTGGCAGGCGATGCCGCAACGTCATACGATGCCGATGGCGCCGTTGTTCGGGTCGATGGCTACAGCAACATTTACATCCGTCTGACAAGCAAGACCGGCACCAATCCGATTAAATACGCGTGGACGGAAGTTTATCGCAATACCAATGGCACATGGTCAAACACTACCAATAACGGCACGACCAGCGGCGACTATGCGATAGAATTAAACAACTCAAATCTCAGCACGTCTGACAACTATGTTTACCGTGCGGAACGCTCGCCAGAGTCTGGGGAGTGGCTTTTTTTTTTGAGGCGCAGCAGAGAGACCGCCGGAACGCTCAACTATCGTTTCACAGGCACCGCCAATGCAAGTCTATTTTCTCCGACCTATTCATTTCAGAAATGGTGGGGTCGTACAACTGAAATGACCGGCAATGGAACCTGTCCGTCAGGTGATTCCGTTCAATCGCAGAACTCCACATACAACAACATCACTTTCTATTACGAGTACAACAACGGCACCAGGTCAAACCTCGCAACATTTGAAAACAACGGCACGGCCAACAGTCCGATTAATGTCTGGTATAGTGCCAACGTCACTTTTCCCGGCAAGATTGGCGTGGATTGCGTCTATTACGATGGCAGCGTGTTCGGCAGCTACACCAACGCAAACTCATGCGTTAATTCGTATTCTCAGCAGATCACAGCCGACACGAACGCAAACACGAGCGTGACCACAAGCGGCAGCAATATCAGCCTCGCAATCCCGTTCACGCCCGCGCTTACCTATCCGACAGATGACCTCGCATGGCCTTCTGATGTGACGGTCAATTTCAATGTCACTTACGGGCTGGCAAATACCGGCTGGCCTGCTGGCGTCCAGACTGCTTATAACGACTGGTCAGACACTATCGCGGCGCAACTGCAAAGCCTTTCAGTGGGCGTCAATACACCCACGAAGAGTTGCGGCGGCTACACAATCACGCATGGTCGAGTGAATGGCAACGCGACGCATGAGTTTGACATCACATCAAATACATGCGGATCAACTAAAATTCGCGTCTGGCTTGAAAGCCGCACCGAGACCAGCGCGGCCGCCCCTTATTATTTCGCCAATTCAACACGCGTGAATGCTTCTGGCGTAAACACTGATCTGAAGTATTCATTCCCCCACAATGGCGGCGGCACGGTCAAAGTCGCTTCCAATGTGACAAATGGCACAGTGCCAATCGCAACCAGAACAGCCGACATGACCAAATCGGCTAATTGTACACTAGTAAAAACATGGTCAGCTAATTCGACCGGCAATCTTGGCAGCATTCATCAGATCACTGTCAACTTCGGTTATGACGATGGCAACTGCACAGCCTATCAACAGA